CCTTGCACAAAAGCACGATAAATGTGCTGTTGCAATTGCACATGTTGATAAATGGGTTAATGTACAAGTAATAAAAGATTATCAACAAATATCCCCTGTTGTAGTTGTGGACGCTGTAGCCTGGTGGGAACCAAGAGTTGAGGGGCCAGTAAATCTATCTGAAGTAAAACAATGGGTTCAGAATCTAAGAAGACTTGGATTTAATATTGGGCTTGTTACGTTTGACCGCTGGCAATCATTTGATATTCAAAATGAATTAAAGGCAGTAGGCATGAGGACTGATACCGTATCTGTGGCAAAGAAACATTATGAAGATATGGCAATGTTAGTATATGAGGAAAGACTTGCTATGCCTGCTATAGAACTTTTGTTTGAAGAATTAACAGAACTAAAGATTATGAAAAATGATAGGGTAGACCACCCACGTAAAAAATCTAAGGATTTGGCTGACGCTGTATGCGGAGCCATATTTGGGGCTATATCTCATACCCCCAAAGACAATAATCTAGTAGTTGAAATTCATACTTTCAGGGATAGGCCTAAGACTCAGGTTGACAGGCTACCAGAGAATGTGATAAACTATAAGTCTATCTCAGATGACAAAGATGATTATTTGGATAGAATCAATCTAATATAGAATGAATAATAAAAGGAGAAAAATGAATTCATTTAAGAAGATCGCTCTCGCCATGGTTGCAGCCATGACACTGGGCACCATTTCTGTAGCACCTGCAAGTGCTGCACCAATGACAGTTGCACTAACTGTTAATGCGGCTGCCCCTGCGACAGCAGGAACATCAACAGCAACAGCAGTTGCTCTACCAGTTCCAGCAGATAATTCTGTTGATGCTGTAGATGCACTTAAGTTTGTTGCTACAGTAGATACTGGAACATCTGTATCTGTAACTGCAACAAACGCAACCATCGTAACAGATCTTGCTACAGTTGCTGCACCAGTAACAGCATCATCTGGTTCTGCATCACTTACTGTTTCAACAGGAACAGGAACAACTGCAACGTTTTATGTATATACTAAAACGACAGCAATTGGAACAGTCACAGTTTCCAATCAAGGAACAACCTTTACATATTATGTACAAGGAACAGCAGGAAAGATTAATAAGTTGGCAGCAACTGCTCCAACATCTGCACCATCAAGTACACAGCAAACAATTACAGTTCTGGCAACAGATGTATTTGGAAACAAGGTTTCTAGTAAGTCAATTACTGGGCGTGTATTTGGTTCACAAGGAACACTAGAGACAGCAACTGCAACAACAGGTGCTACTCTCACAGACTTTGGTGTAGCAACTTTCAAATTAACACTTCCAGCAACTGGTCGCTCATTGGTAGAGTTTTCTCTAACAACTGCAGCAGATGGAGCAGCAGCCGTAACAGGACTTGAGGCACCATCATTAACTCCATTTGCAGAGGTAGCAGTTCGTGATCTTGCTGCAGAACTAGCAGCAGAGAAGGCTGCTCGTGCTGCTGAGAAGGTTGCATCCGATAAGGCACTTGCTGATGCTATTGCTAAGGCTGCTGCTGATGCTGCTGCTGCTAAGACTGCTGCAGATGCAGCACTTGCTGCTGCTGTTAAGGCAGAACAGGACAAGGCTGCAGTTGCTCTAAAGGCAGAACAGGACAAGGCTGCTGCTGCTGCGCTTTCCGCAAAGGCTGTTGCTGATAAGGCACTAGCCGATGCAACTGCTGCTCACGCTGCAGAACTTGCAAAGGTTAAGGCAGATAATGCTGCAGCAGTCGCTGCAATGAAGAAGGCTTTCAATGCACTCGCTAAGAAATGGAATGCAAAGAATCCTAAGGCTAAGGTTGCTCTAGTTAAGTAATCTAAACTTTAAAATTAGAGTGGGATGTAAAAGTCCCACTCTTTTTTTATAATTAAATGTTATAATCTACTTGTAGCATATAAGGAGAGGGGAAATTAGAAATAACTTATTTCGCATAGCATTATCAATAATATTTGGCTTTGGATGGCTATTTTCTGCTTCATCTCAAGCAATTAATGACCCACTGATCCAGGCACAAGAAGAAATTAATCAACTCTCTATAGATATAGAAAAACTTGTAAATAAAACAGAAACCCAAAGGCTTTTAGATCTTGCAATTGAAAAATATAACTATGCAGTACAGGCAAGACAAGATAAAGAAGATGCAATAGAGGAATATGAAGATTCTGTAAATGCATATGATAATGCTGTAACTGCAGAAGCAACAGCGATTGAACAACTAGCCTTGGCTCAATCAGCAGTAGATGGTCAAACAGTCACGGTAGCCACAGCATTGCAAGATAAGAATGATGCTCAAGATGCTTTAGATATAGCAAACATAAATGTTCAAACAACTCAGGCAACTCTTCAAAACGCTGGAAATCAGGGTTGGCAATTTACCGCTTATACCCTTGCCAGAAGTGGTAATTATGCTTATGCTGACACCCCTTATTGCTCTGGTGTCCTTACTCAGTCTTATCAGGGTATGCCAATTTGTGGAAGATATGAAAACTTATTTGTAGTATATTCTGGAAAAATAACAGCCCCAGAAGGTGTTAATCAAATTAGTTTTGCAGGATATACAGATGATGGTTTTAGAATGTTCGTAAATGGACAATTAGTTATAGAGCAATGGGTAGATCAGGGATCAACATGGAGTGAATATTACTATCATACATTTACCCCTGAAAATAGAGTTATCAATGTAGTATTTCATTATTTTAATGGTGGAGGTCCAGGAGTCTTCCATGTTGGCTGGGGTCATAGCGGTATGTGGACTGGCGTAGCGCCATCGGCAATGTCTTATGGTCAAGGTGCTACACAAACACAAATAGATGCATATAATGAAGCGGTAGCAGCACAACAGACGGCACAGACAATTTATAATAATAAACTTTCTTATTATAATACTCAAAACCAAAACCTCACAACATTAAATCAAAACCTAACAACTGCTACACAAAACCTCACAACAGCACAGCAAAACCTCACAAATGCTTTGACTGCAAAGAATAATGCATTACAAGATAAAGAAGATGCAGAAGATAATTATGATCAAGCAATATTAGATATGCAAGAAGCAATTATTGATGCACGAAAAGAATATAATAAACAATGGGAGTTTGAGGAAGCACAACGAGTTGCTGCTGCTATTGCTCAGGCTTTAGCAAATCAGCCAACGCCTGTAGCAAGCCCAGATCCAGAACCAAGTCCTCAGCCCAGCCCAGAACCATCGCCAACACCAGAGCCAACACCAGAACCTTCACCTGAGCCTACACCAGAGCCTTCGCCAGAGCCAAGTCCTGAGCCCACTGAACCAACTGATCCCACTCCAGAGCCAACTCCTGATACAACAGATGAACCGAATCCAGAACCAACTGATGATCCTCAGCCCACTCCTGAGCCTTCGCCAGAGCCTTCACCTCAGCCAACGGATATAGATCCAACTCCAACTCCTGAACCAGAGCCAACTCCTGTCGAACCTTCTGAAGAACCATCACCAGATAATAATAACATAGAAGAATTAATTCCAGAACAAGGGCAGGGTACATCTGAAGATCTTTCCAGAGTTATAGCAAACCTAACAAGCAAAGATAATGTTATTGTTAAATTAACTACAGAACAAATGGTTGCTGTTTCACAAACTTTATTTGCTTTATCTTCAGAGGCAAAAATAGAAGTTGCAAAAGATCTTGGAATTAAAGCAGATGAGGTAGCAATCCTTGCAGAGGCAGCACAAGACAATCCTGCAGTTGCTGCTGCTATTGTTACATTTGCTGAAAAGGCAGAAGAAAATGCTGAAGCCCCTATGCCATATACAATTGCAGATGCTATTACTGAGGCTGCTGCTGAGTTATTTTTAGAAGATCCGCTTGCTGTTTTTGCTGCGGTAGATTTAGAAGAATTATCTGACCCTACCCAATGGGGTAAAGATATGACAGATGATCAAAGAGAAAAAGCACAAGAGGTTATTATTCCAGTAATCCTGGTTTCTAACATTGTAGCCTCTGTGACATCCGCTTTAACAAGGAGGTTATAATAAGACTGTTATGAAAAATATCATAAACAAACTTATCAATATATTATTTAAAGGTGCCAAAGGTTTTTTTAATTGGCTATGGAAGGCTATAAAGGAAAGTATAGCCCAGGTATGGACCCTTTTGGGCTTCTTTATTGCTTGGCTTACCCTGACTGGCACAGCCCAGCAGATCGTGGGTCTGGCGACCCTTGCAGCCACGATAATATGGCTTGTAACAATACCTTTAAGAGAAGAAAAAGAATAGTATAATGACCATATGAAAACCCTAACTGCTATTTTTTCTGCTATTATTTTGGCACTAGGACTGTCTGCTTGTGGGTATGATGGTCATTACAGA